ACAACACACCGTCACGAACCGCGTGTGCTGCACCCATGTGGTATGGCGATCGTGGACCAATGGGACGCGCTCGCTACTGAGCCGGGTATCCTGAATAACTCCCGACTCCCCCCATCTAATTAAGCACAAATTCTACAACACACCGTCACGAACCGCGTGTGCTGCACCCTTGCAATATGTACAAAAACGCCCGAAAACCGGACGGCCCCCAAATTATGCCTAAGTTACAGATACGAATCAACGCATCCCACGAGGAGCAATGTCGGCGAGAGCCGAGCGCGAAGCACCACAGGTAACTGCCGGCAAAGCGGAAACGAACGTCGACCATTCGTCCGGCGATGCGACCCACCCGTACCGTGTGGCCAAGCTAACCTCGGAAACAATGGTGTGTGACCCAGCAAGGACCCGCGTGCGACATGCCTCGACAATGTCACAATGGGGAAACTCAAGCTGTTTGCGCAACGAATCCGGGTTCGAAAACTTCGGAGTCGTGCCGGCAAATCGGCTGGGGTCAATCTTCATCACGTCTTCACGAGAAACAACAGCACCGTGAGGCGCAAGTTCCTCAGACCGACCAAGGAGCCAAAAAGCAATCGAAGGGAACCGATCGGCGACGTGCATGGCACGTGCGATCAAGGAAACCGCGACAAGCTTAGCAGCCTCGGTGGGATTACGGCCGATGACAGCTCGAATCACGTCTTTGGACGCGGAGTAGAAGATATTGTTCAACATGCGCGGCACATCAACACACACAGTCGACACATCCACCCCATCGCGCCCGGCGATCATCTTGTAGCCAACGAACTCAACAACATCTCCCTCTAATCGACGGAACAACTTCGGGCGGTGGCCCAATAGAGTCCATCGTGCTGTGAGTACAGCCATTTCGGCGTCGCTAAAGGCGGCGGCGTTCTTGCGCAGGATGGCAAGCAACGAATCGTCGCCCTCGAACCATGCATGCGCATGACTACGGGCACCAAAAATATCCACACAAGCCTGTCCCATATGTGATAGGAACGCGACGGCGTTGACACCGAACAAAACCCACGACCAGCATATCATGTTGAGAAGGAAGTTGAGGGTCGAGGTGCCACGATCGCCGGAACGACGAATCGCAGCTATCCGGATCTTAACACCTTTACGCATAGTCTCGAAAAGCGCATCATTCATCGTGTCATCGACGATCGCCGAATCGATGAAGTCAGCAAGGATGACCTGAGGTTTACCCTGCATGACATAATTACGCTTCTTGTCGACGGCACGACGAGCGTTGCTGAACGCATTCACCGGTATAACATAGTCACGAAGGCGATCAATGACCGCGTCGATGACTATATTTTCAGTGGCCTCACGTAGTTCATGAGAACAACACGTGTCCCATGCGGAACCGTCATTCTCCAAAAGAACGGTGGTGTGGGCTGCGTTATTGTTGCGACGACAGGTGTCCGCAGCGATATCGAGAATACGCGAAGATATAGGCTTGCCCTTAATCCCCTTTTTGCCATGGCGCCATTTCAACCACGTCTCGAGGACGCCAATCGTGAAACACGACATAACCTGGCCAGCATCCTGGTCGGCTATCAACACACGCGGTGCTTTCCCCGGTTCATTGCGACACACCTTGACGGCGGTTTTGAGTTTGAACTGAGGGTCGTACTCCATCATGAGACGTTCAAGCTGAGACGAGAAACGCGCGGCGTGCCATTTCTTCGACTTGATACCATCGTACTCCTCCTTTTGCCCGAACAACACCTCGCGGACCATGATGTCAAAATCACGATCATTGCGTATGCTTGCAGCGATGTGCCTCGCAACGTCCGATAACTCGTCCAACTGTGACTGCGAAGCCGTCAACGGGACATGAGAGTTCGTGATGCGTTGCTGGATACCGAGCCGCAAGTTATCGGTGTTGTTGGCATAAAACAATCCCTCACGTAGTGGCGGGCCAAAACGAACGCCAATGGCGGCGGTGTCGTCGGCGGCCGTGACGAGGCCTTTGTCAAAATGCAGGAACCAGCCAGGGCACACCTCGCGTTCGTAAATCTGCATGTCGGCAGGGGCCGTGGGAATCGGCGGAGAAGAAGTGGAAGAAGAAGAACCACCAACCTGAGAGGAAGCCGCACGTGAGGGCGAAATCGCGACAGCAGGCGGTGGTGGCGGGGATACGCTAGGAGGCGGCGGGCGGGTCGGCCTCTCCGATGGAAAAGCTGCCGCAGGCAAACTCGCAACCTGAGCGATAAGAGAAGTGGGAGGGCTGACTGAAACCTCGCCCAGACGCAATCCAACACCAGAGAAGGGCACAAAACCAACATGCTCACCGTCCGGATCAGAGTCATCGGAATGATGATCGCGAGGTGGCGGTTCATGCAAACCTGGTGGGGGGGCATGACCTTCGGCGGGCGGGTCGACGGTTGCCGGTGGGCCATCGGCAATGCCAATGGGCCCAAGACCAGGCGGACTGTCGAGAAATCCCGGCGTTCGAGGGAAATGCACAACCCATGAATCGCTATCCGCGTCATACCGGCGCA